CCCAGTGTACCTGCTCACCCACCGGCCCCTCACCGGCAAAGACCGGCGGTAGTGGATTGTTCTGCGCCTTCTGGTAACCCAGACGATCTAGTGCGCCCTGTAGCCAGTTGTCGTAAAATGGCATTATCTATCCCCACCCGAATTCCACGTCGTGCCCCTCGGTTATCAGTGTTGCTGCGTATCTGAGGGCGTCGAGTCTGTGGTATTTGCGCTTGTCCACAATCTCATCAGTCGCATTGCCCGAAGAGTCCACCTTCCGCCGATAGCCACCCAATTCATCACGCAGCCCCGATAATGTGCGGAAGGCCCGGAATTGATCCTGTTTCATCAATCCCATAACCCGGTCTATGCCGCTTTCGATGCCAGGGACCCGTGGTTCAACAACTGAAAGACCAGCGGCGCCCCAGTCCCGGCGTTCCTGCGACTCGCTCTTGGCGCCACCCACGAAATGGGTATTGTCGCCAATCTGGTATTCCTGAATTCCGTCCACATGCTCTTGAGTCGTCTTGCCACCTTCCAGGCTTTCTCGGTATGCGTACCAGATGCCACTGCCCGGATCTTCCGCCAGTGATAGCGTTGCTGTATTTGCCCCACCGAAATCAATGCCGACAACACATTCCCAATCATTCGGAATTGCGAACGGATCGACCAACATTTCATCAGTGAATGCATCATAGATAAGGCCAGCCGGTCTGGCGAATAGGCCCTGGTAAAACATCTGGAAACGCCAGTCCTGCATGGTGCGTTTCGCTCGATCAAACTCAGCCTGTGGAAATAGCGGATTGGCCGTGCTCTCAAATTGAATAATATCGATGTCAGGGTCGCCATCGGCCCAGGCGTCGTAGATCCCCGTCTTGAGCCAACCCAGATTATAGATTGTGGTTCCGGCAAATACCCGACCCTGGTGGAGCGACAGCCGCCGGAGAACCGCCTGCCAGTCATCCAGCGTGAACTCATCCTGGCCCACCTCATCCAGAATGGCCGCCTTGGCTGTGGCACTTTCCAGCCCGCCCTTGGTGGATGCTGACCGAAGAATGATGCGGGCCCACATGGGATCATCGGCCCGCTTGGCGTCGAAGTCGCCGGTCTTGAAGTTCTTGATCTCGATGACTCGCTCACCGGCCCAATACCTGCCGATGCCAAGGATGTGCTCAAAGACGGTTCGCATCTCTGGCAAGAATTTGAGTTTGAACAGATCATAGGATGATGTAACCGCGATGTAGTCCCCAGCTCCACACCACTGGATTTCACGATTGAGCCACCAGGGAAGCAGGCTGGTCTTGCCTCCCTGTGTCCCGGCCAGCATGAATACGAGGCGTCGCTGGCTATCCCAGGCCCGTGCCTGGCCGGGGTGCAAGTGCAGCCGTGGCTTGCGCTTGATTTCCTTTCCGGTGTCGTGGTCGATGACCTCATACAGCCCCGCCATCTTCCCCGTAGTCTTTCACAATCTCGATGATTTCAACATTGATTGATTTGCCGTCGCTGGTCACATCCACCTCGTGCTTCGGTGGCCCGTCGATGTGCGTGTACAGCCACTTCCAAATGTCCATCACGTCCTTGGGTGAAGCCTCCAACACTGTGCCATCAGGAAACGTCGCCTTGCCGGTCGTGGCAATCTGCCAGGCCAGACGGGCCATGAGCCGCTTGCCAGACATGCGCTTGTCGCCAACCTCAAGCGTCTTGCTGCCCGCCCGTGTCAGAATTTCGGTAAGCGCCCTATTCTTTGGCGCTCTTCCATTCGGATTTCCGCTTTGGCCCGGCTTCCAGGGCCTGCCTCTTGTCATCTCGTTGCATCTCGCTGTTTTGCAGCGCTGACACCATACTCACACTCACCGCCAGCGCCACTTCTTCCCGCTTGAATGCCATCAATTCCGCCGCCTGCAAGATTGCATCTTCCGGCAGATCGAACGTCACCCTCAATCCCCCATCGGCCAGGGTTGACACCCGTTGAACCACGGCCTGGAAGGTAACGTCAGTCAATTCTCTACCTCGCAACACAACTCGCTCAACTGTTGCGCCATGTTATCATCTGCAATGCGCTCCTGCAGCGTCTTTGTGCCGAAATGCCGGCGCGGGTTGCCGCACATCCAACACGAGCAGGGCTTCCGGGTTGCAAGCAACCTCTGGAAATACCTTGGCATCTCTCGAGGCCGCTCCCCCTGAGCACGCAGTACAGCCAGCGCCTTGCGCTCTGCTACGTCACGGTGTCTCATCGTACACCGCATCCTCGTCGTTGTCCCAGAAGTCCCACGCATAGATGTCGCCCGTGCTGCCAGGACAGGTGAGGCTATCCAAGAATTCATCCATCGTGTCATAAGTCTCAACCCGGCCGGCTGCCAGGTCTTCGTCAACTTGGCGCTCAGAAGATTGCCATTCCTCCAACCAGAACCATTCCTGGTTACTCTGCGCTACTGGCATGTCGCCCGTGATGGAGGTAGAGGCCGTGTTCATAATTGCGTTCTTCAGGCATTCACACTCTGCCCAGGGCTTGCCACAACCACCGCACGTCTCGCCAACTATGATAAAGCCAATGGTTGCCATCAGTCGCCTTCAGGGACCATACGCCCTAGCTCCTAACTCTTGCCCGTAGGCAAGCTCAATGTACCCTTGGTACATGGTTCGGTGGCTAGTGGCGCGGCCCCAGTGGACCTGGGCGGTACCGCCCCGCCGTGTCCGAAAGCCCGCTCGTTGGGTTCCTTCGGATCGCACTTTTTCAGGCCCTCAAGTTGCCCGTCAACGAAAGGAATGCAAACACCCATCACACCCTCAATTCCATATCACGGCGATTGGTCTTCGTCCCACAATTTCCACTCACCCCAGCCATCGCACGATGGACAAAACCTATCTCCGCCCTTACCATCACGATATACCCCCATGATCAACTCACTTGAATCGCCAAACCACCCACATAACTCACAGCCGGTCTTGAATGTCCGCCCTGCCTTGATGGCCCGCAGGGCTGCCTTGTGTGCCCTATCAGGGTCCGGGATGTATGTGCCAGCCATCATTGTCACCTCAATTCCATATCGCTGGATGAACGCTGATATTGCGTAACTTGCCGTCCTTGAGCAAGGCATACCCCTGGTTCATCACCGGCGTGGATGCCGAGTCGAACATTGACACCCAGGCCAGTTTCTGCGGGTCCGCCAGGCACCCGATGTCAGCAATCACGAATTGTCCGCTATCGTCGAGGCCGGTTGCTGAATGATGGACGTGCAAGCAGGCCACGTGTTGCCGATGCTTGTACGCCAGTTTCCGGCCCACGGCCAGCGCGTTCCGACTGTAGTTCTGCGGGTGCGTGATGCGCCATTCGCCTTGTGGCGTGTCAATGATTGCATACCCATAAAGGCTGTACTTCACATTGGCCGGATTGCCCAGGATCCCCATGAAGATGTCTTCAATTGTGTCCGCTGGAAGGGTGCCATTCAAAAGTCTCATCAATCTCGCATCGTGATTGCCAGAGATGAACCGGATTTCCTTGAACGTCTCTGCCCACACATTGAGCGCATAGCGCACACCAGACTCTTCGTCGCCTCGGACGCAATCCGGCACCAACGCGGCGTATTGGCTATACCTGCTGAAGTCGAAGGCGTCACCGCCGACCAACAACTGATCAATACCGTGCTCTCGGGCCGCGCCCCCCACCTGGCTGACCAATCCCCAGTCTGTGAAAGGTGAGTGTAAGTCACCGACAACAACCCAATCTCCACTTAATCGAAAGCACTCGTTGAACCGCTCAACGTTCGGCGGCGTTGCCGGTTTCGCCTTACTTCTGATCTGGTTGCGCCTGGCGGCGTTGCGAACCTTGTCCCAGGTTAAGTCCTCGCCCCATTCGTCGCCAAGCCTCTCCGCTGCGTCGCGGTAGGAATGTCCGCTGGTGAGCAGGTCGCGCAATGCCGAAACCTTCTCGGGAATCCAGCGCATCTATGCTACGACCCCAACTTGAACCAGGCAATAACAGTAACGAACCCGGCTTGTATCACAGCAAAGACCTTGGTCAAGTTATCCAACCTCACCCCCTGCTTCGCGATAGCCTTCTCATTATCGTAGATGCGTTTGTCCTGGGCGTCCTGGTGCTGGATGAACCGATCGACCTTCTTGTCCAGCCCCTTCAGGCGCTCATCAATACGGGGCAACAGGTGGTTGCCGTTGCTGGCTGCGGTGTCGGGCACAATGTTACCCCTTTACGACAGGTTCCCTCGTCACAAGCCGCAGGACAATCACAACGGCGGACACGACCAGCCCAACAATCTCAGCCGTCTGTGCATCAGGCTGGTATTCAGCGAACCCGAACAGGCTGGCCACCGACACAATAGCGACAAGCACACCGAACCAAATACTCTTGCTCCTGTACCAGTTCTTTCCCATATCAGTCTCCTGAATTAACTAATTTGGTTGAATCCCCTGGAATCAACTATTTTGGTTGAATGATTGCTAGGGGCTGGGCCGGACCACCAGTTCCGGCGTCTGCTTTGACTGGCCTGTTTCCAGGACTCAGTGTGTGAGGTGGTGGATTTCCTCACCTCCAGCCCCGCCACCACCATCCCCCGTATGCACGGGTTGAGTGGTTCAACTCTATTATACCACGAAATCGGTCATCTCAGGCATGTTCGTGAACGAGTTTTCAACGAGTTTATGGAAGT